AGCGGGGGCATGCGGACGATCTTCTTGGACCCCTTGTCCACCATCGACGGCCCGTCGCGGAAGTACTCGTAGTTGGACTTGGCGTTCTTCACGCCGTTGACTTCGTCGGAAGCCGACATGACTGCGGGCATCTTGTACTGCCGCGCCACTGCCTCCTGATCCGCGAGGTAGAGACCGTGGCCGTAGACCTGCGCGCCCTCGCCAGTACCGATCTTGCTGAAGTCGAACTTGTCGAAGTCGTGCGGCGAGCCGTGATAGGCATCTATGGGGCCGCCCTCGGCCTTGCCGATGTCGGCCTCGTTCGGGTCGTATGTGCCGCGGTTGCCGATGGCGCTCTTGATCTGCGTCGGGTCTTTCAGGATCACCGCGAGGTTATTCCCTTCAGGCGTCCAGCTATCGTAGCCCTGCGCGCGGAGTTGATCGAACCACTCGGACTGCGCCTTCTTGTAGTTCTGCGCGCCCAAGAAGTTGTCGGGCATCGGCCCCGTGTGCGACTTGCCCAGCTTCAGGTGAACCGGGATGACGCGGCTGCGCGTGTTGGTAGGCACGAACTTGCCGTCTTCGTATCGGTGGCCCTGACTGTCGTTCTGTTTGGCGTACTCTGACGCCTCTTGCGGGTCGCGCGCGAACCACGCGCCGTGGCGCCCGATCTTGAACTTCGGGAAGTCGACGTCCTTCGACGTGCCGTGATACCACCTCTCGGGAGCGCCGCCCCACTGATCGAATGCCTGCTGGCGCTCGGGGCTGCCGACCTCATGCCGGACATCGCCGCCGTGTGCGTAGTTCACATGCAGGTCTTCGGGGTCGTACTGACCGCGGTTGCCTATAGCCGACTTGATCTGCGCGCGCCCCGGAGGGTGCAGCGCGATGATCTCCTCGTCCTTGCTGGGGTGCTCGCCGATCCCGTGGTCGTCGTAGAACGCCTCGTCTTTCGACGTAGCGTCAAACCCCGCCCAGAAAATACCGTCGTAGCCGTCCTCCAGAAGCATCTTGCGTGTCTCTGGCGAGATCAGCAGCGGGAACTCTCCGCTGCCCTTGGCGTAGCTCTGTCGAGCCCAATCGCGCATGCCCTTGTTGTCAAGCACGAGCGGATTGCGGATGTCGGCATGCACCGGCATCACGTTGGTGCCGCTCTTGAAATTGCCTTCGTACCCGCCGACGTGATGCCCCGCGGGTTGCTTGTCAGGATACGGCGACAGCCACGTCGCGGGGCCGCTCGGCATCTCACTCTCGTGCTGCGTGCCGCCGGGGAGGAACGTATCGAAGCTCTTAGGCGTGGCGTGATAGAGCCGCAGGGGATTGCCCTCGCCGTCGCGTACCTTGCTGCGGTTGTTCCAGCGGTTGAAATTCTCCTCGCGCTCGGGCGTGCCGGGGGGCGAGAAACTGCCGTGGCCCTCGCGCGCCATCTGGTCCGTCTTCCACGCTGCGCGCGCGTCGGGCTCCATTGCGGCGTAGGTTGACGAAACCTTAATCGGCTCCGAGGCAGTCATCAGGGCGCGGCGGACGTTATCAGCCACGGCAGATATTTCGTAACTTTGCCGCGGTCGCGGGCGTTTCGGCGAGATAGTTGTAATAAGGCTTGAGCAAGTCCTTTACGGCTTCCGTTTGCCCGCCCACGACCTCAGCCCACGCTTTCTTCGCTGCGCGCGCTTGGTCAGCCATAGGCACTTCGTTATTCGTGCCATACGCACTTAGCACCGTCTGTGTCAGTTTGATCTGAATATCGCGGGGGCTCATTTGGGCGCCTTCGGCTTCATGCGCGCGATTTCTTTCTCGTGGGCGTGCTGCGCCTCGCGCTCGGTCGTCGTGTGCGCCTGCGAGGTCTTGGCCTTCATCAGGTCGCCGACCAGCTTCAGGTTGGCCTCCTGCAGGTCGGACTGACGCTCAAGGTCGCGGTTCTCGTCTTCCTTGAGCGCGCGCTCCTGCTTGAACTGCACGTCCTTGGCCTTCGAGGCGATGTCGGCCGCCTTCAGCGCCATCTCTTGGCTCTTGTCCTCGGGCGGCGCCAGCCCCGTCGCGGGCTTGCTGGCCTCGACCTGCAGCTTGGCCTGCCCAAGCTGGCCCTCCTGCTGGAGCTTCTGGGCCTCAAGCTGGAGCTTGGCGGCGTCGGCCTGCGTCTTCTGCTGCAGTGCCTCGCGCTTGATCTGCTGCTCGCCGTGCTTGACCTTCAGCTCCTCGATGCCCTGCTGCACTTCCAGCGGCGGCCGGTTCATCGCGCTCGGCGGCACGAAGAACTGCTCCGGGTTGTTCCATCCCAGCGCCTGCAGCGCGGCCGTGTCGACGGCAATCGGGTCGTACAGCGTCGGGCTTGAACTCTGCAGTTGCTTTAGCGCCATGACCTTGATGATGCGCTGCGTGTGGCTCGCCGTGTTCGGGTCGGCCTGCGGCACCAGCGCCTGCGCGTACATGTCGAGCGCGTCGGTGAACGTCTTCTGGTCCCACGGGAAGGCCGGCTTCCGGTTGCGCTGCCAGAAGCTCTCGGGATGCTCCTTGAAGCACTTGACGAGGAGCTGGAATTCTTCGGCCTGCGAAGAGTGCATGCGCTTGTGGACGCTGTTCAGGATTTTCTGCGACTGCTCGATCAGCGCCAGCGTCGTGCCGACGGGCGCGTCGGCGCGGCCCTCGCCAACCGCCTGCTCGGACGTGCCGCCCAGCCGCTGGCCCGTTTCGACAATGTTCTGCACCAGCGACATGAGCGCCGCGGACGGTTCCTTGTACGGCAGCGGCGCGATTGCCTGACTGATCGGCATGCCGCCCGTCTTCACGAGCGCGCCGCCGCCCGGCGGGACGCGGAAGATGTTCGTGTTCTGGCGTCCGCCGGCGTCGCTGAACAGGAAACCGGGGAAGTTGGCGTACATGCCCGCGTCGAGCAGCTCGCGCCACGCCGCCGTCACGGCGTTGGTCGTGTTGCCGAGGATGTGCAGCAGGCCGATGGGGTAGAAGCCGAAGCCCGGCACGAACGTGTACGGCACGAACACGGCGCGCGCCTCGGGCAGTTCTGCCGTGTCGGAATCGTAGTTGCGGACGATGCTCAGGATTTGCTTGCTGGTGACGTCGATGGTGACGCGCCACGGGACTTCAAGCCCGCTCTCCTTGCCCTTCCACTTGTGCTCGTAGCCCTTGATGTTCAGCTCGCAGTAGCACTCGTAGATTTCGCGGTCGCGGTCGTCCGGGTTCAACGCTTCGGGCTGGACGCCCTGCTGCGCCTTCTTCTCGCGCTGCGCGCTGTCGAGCTGCTGCGGCGACGGCGTCGAGAGCGAGATGTCGCGGTAGACGTCGAGGATTTGCAGCCGCTTCACGGTCGAGGGCCGCATCATGACGCGGTGCGTCACGCGCTTGGCGCTGCGGATGTCGGTCGCGGCCGCGTTGACGATCAGGTCCTCGGCGTCGACCGTCTCGCTGATCGGCCGGTTGCGGAGCGGACAGAAATACACCTTCTTGAACGCGAGGCCGCCGAAGCCAAGCATCAGCAGCATGCGGTCGGTGTCGGGATAGTACTCGGTGGCGATGGCCGTCAGGTAGTGGTTGAGATCGCGTTCGAGCGCGTCGGCCATGCGGTCGGTCTGAAACGAGGCGTTGTTGTCGTCGACCCTGATCTTGATCGGCCCGTCGGTCGGCAGCAGCTCGGCGCGCGCGTTCGCCTGAAAGCGCAGCACGGCTTCGAGCAGCAGCGGGTGGCGGACGCGGTTCATGCCCTCGACGGGGGCGCCCTCGGCGGAACCGCCGATGCCGGGCACTTCGATCTTGAGGCCCAGCAGCTTGATGCCCTGCGCGCGATCCTCGATCCAGTCCCTGCGACTGTCGACATCGTCGCCGATTGCGCGGATCAGATCGTCGGCGACGCGCGACAACTCCATCCCGTCGATCTTGTCGGCTAGGTTTGCGAACCAGCCCTCGTCGTAGGCGCTTTCGGCCTCCTCGACCGGCTTGCCGTCGAGGCTGATCGTGATCGAGCCGTCGGGGTGGTCGATCTTGATGACGTTGCCCTGTTTGTCGGTGTGCTCGACGTCGGCATTCTCCGGGGCGTTCTCGACGACAACATCCTCGCCCGGAGGCAGCGCATCGGGTTCGGGCTCGACCAAGCGGATGTTGGGGCTCAACCCCGGCACTAAAGCCATTCAAAGACCTCGCAGGGGCAGGAGATTATCACATCAAACGGCTGGCATGCTAGTGACAGAATGTCAAGCCCCGCCTATATGCCGTACAGGCTTTGCGGCGGCGCGCCGCGGTGGCGCAGGCTCTCTCCGATTTCGGCGATGTGCTCGGAGCTGCGCGTCAGCATGTTCGTCAGGCGCAAGTGCGTCAGGCACTGGCTCGCGGTGTCGACGAGGTCGTCGTGCTTGCCGCGGGGGAACGTCGCGCACTGCCCGATGACCATCTCGGCCCACTGGCGGTCGGGCGCGTAGATCATGCCTTCCGCGAACAGGTGCTGCACTGCGTAGACGCGCGCGACCTTGTCGAGCGCGCCGGGATTGACGAGCTGCACGGCGAAGCCGTCGTAGCCGAAGAGGCGGCGCAGCTCCTGCGCAACGCTGTGGCCTGCCGCCTTGTCCTCGATCAGGAGCCGGTCGACCTTCATCTCCTTGCACGTCTTCTGGACGCGCATGACGAGGTCGTGCAGCTCAAGCCGCTCCTGCCAAGCGTTCATCAACATCACTTTGGGCGACTGGTTCGCATACTCGCGCGGGTCGACGTTGACCAGCCGCTCGCCCCTGATGACCTGCTTCGACGGCACCGCGACGGTGTCGGACGAGAACACGCCCCAGACGGTCAAGGCGCTGAAGTCGTTCTCCTGCTTCGTCGTGAATGCAGTGTCGAGGCTGGCGACGACGTAGTCGAACGGCGGGAACGCGGGCGCATCGTGGAGCTGCCACCAGTCGCGCTTGATGATGCCGCCGCCCTTCGGCTCCGGGCGCTGCTGTAGCTGTCCGGCGGCCTTCCAAGGGCCAAGCCGCTTCTTCAGCACCTCGACCTGCTCGGCCGCGAACCGCTCCTCCCACAGCAGCTCGCCTGCCTCGGTGCGGGGGTCTTCCCAGCCGATGCTCGTCACGAACGCGCGCTCGGGCTCGTACTCCATCGGCAACATCAGGTGCGTCCAGCCCTCGTCGGTGTCGAGGATGTGGCCCGTCAGGTCTTCCTCGCCCAGCCGCTGCTGGATGACGATGTAGGCGCCGGTGCGCGCGTCGTTCAGGCGCGTCGACATCGTGCCGTCCCACCACTCGTTGGTCGTCTCGATCAACGCCTCGGACAGCGCGTCGTTTGCGGCGTTGGGGTCGTCGACCACGATGATGTTGCCGCCCTCACCCGTTACGCGCGCATCGACGGCAGTGATCAACCGCTCGCCGCGCTTGTCGTTCTGGAAGCGCCCCTTGGTGTTCTGGTCGCCAACAAGATGGAAACGCGAGCCCCACAGTTTCTGATACCACGTGCTTTCGATCAGGCGTCGCGTCTTCACGCTGTCGCGCATCGCCAGCGACAAAGCGTACGACGCATGCAGCAGCGGGACATGCGGCCCCGCCGTCGGCGACAGCTCGCGCTGCGTCCACACCCACGCGGGAAAGCAGACGCTGACGATAGTTGACTTGCCGCACCGCGGCGGAATGTTGATCAGCAGTTTTCGTATGTCGCCGTCGGCGACGGCTTCGAGATGCTCGCACATCGCTTCGAGCGGCCAGCCGGGTGTGAACGGCGACGGGTCGACGTAGCGCCACGCCCGCTGCACGAACGTGTAGAGCGACGTCTCGCACTCTGCGCGTTCGATCTCGCGCAGCAGCTCGAACGGATTGGTGTCGGTCAGGCTCACTGCACGGCCGCGCGCTGCCCCGCGTAATACTCGCCCGTGAGCACTCGCAGAACATTTATCTGGTTGTCGGAAATAAGCCACATGGCGGCGTCGCTCGCATCCGTTTGCAGTGTTTGTTCCGCGCGAACACTCCACTCGGCAACGGAAAAACGCACGCCGTGCAGCACGGCATATCGGACGATGTCAGGCGCCGGCGGGTTCAAAGCAGTGCCACAAGTCGTGGTCCGCGACAAAGACGTCGACGGCGAATTCGCCCGCGGTGCGCATGCCCAGCAACGCGACGAAGAGGTGGAGCAGATACGGCATGTCCTTTGCGCGCGCCTGCGCCGGGCGGAAGAAGTATTTCTTGCCGCCGATGTGGACGTTCATGTCGTCGACGGGCCGCCGCGAACTATCGGCCATCGTTCAACAGCCGCAAGACATCCTTGGGATAGGCTGTATGCGATTCGCCATCGCGCATGACCAGCGTGTACTCGTTGTGATCCGGCGCATACACGATGCGATAAATATCGCGCACTGGCACATATTCGACGTTGTTAGTCCCCCCTTTGATCTGCACAAATTTACCCATAGCTAACCCTCCGTCTTTCCCTTCGTTGCCTGCAACAAAATCTGCTTGAGCTGATCGCGTTGCTCGGGAGCGAGCGCCAGCACGTCGATCTTCGTCGCCTGCATTTCAATCGCGCCGCCGTCCTTGCCCGTGATCTCTGTGATTATCTTGTCGCCGTAGACTTTCGGCAACACTTTCGACAACAGCCACTTGCGCGTGTCGATGCGCAGACGCGAGCGCGCAATGTGTTCGAGGTCGGGCACCAGCTTGCCCGCCTCGTCGACCATGTAGTCGTCGCGCTTGTGGTCCGCAATTTCGTTGATTTCATCGGCCCAACGCAACGCGACGACATGCTTGGCACGCGCGTACTGCTGTCCAAATCCGTTGTGGTCGTCGATGATCCACGCATAGATTGTGCTGTCGCTTATTTTCATCACATCTGTAATTTTAGTGATCGACGCGCCGTCGGCGACCATTTGCAGGATTTGGTTGGCGATTTCCGGTGTGTATCCGCTCGTCCTGCGCGCGGGAGATTTGCGCGTCAACCTCACGCGCGGGCCTGCTGCATCAGCTCCAGCATAACGATGACCGACCGCGCGACCGGCGTCGTCCCGGCCAGCCAGCGGTACACCGTGCGCTGCGTCACCCCGGCCAACGTCGCGAGGTCGTCGTTCGTCAAATCGAGCGCGATCAGCAACGTATCAAGGCGGCGGGGCGACAGGTCCATGCCGCAACCTACGTCATAATGACAAAAAAGGCCAGCCCTTGCGGGCTGGCCTTTTCCGGCTCTCGGGCGGTAGGGGTACCTACGCCGCGAGCGCCTTGCCAGCGCGGGCGCTGACCTTGACCGTCGTGACCGTGATGGTCTTGCTCGCCGCGAGGAGCTGCTCCTCTGTCAAATACGACCGCACGACCGGCATGTCGAGGCGGGTCTGCTCGAACGTGTTGATCTTG